GCGTCTTCTTGATCCACTCGGACACGATGTCGCCAGTGATCTGCATGCCGCGCTTGGTGGACTCGGCTTGGCTCCACTCGCCAGCCACCTTCTTGGCCCCGGTCATGTCGATCTCTTTTGCGACGAACACGCGCAGTGGGCACAGCACCTTCTGGTCCACCAGTTCTTTGGTTGTGACAGTGCTGACAACGTGTTCGTACACAGCCCCGAGGCCTTTGGTGAAGGGTGATGCAGACAGGCCGATGACCTTGATGTCCGGGTTGCTCTTGATGAACTCGATGGTCTGCTTGCGCATGGTGTGCGCTTCGTCAACGATCATCAGCGTCAGGCCGGGGAAGGAGCCGCGCTTCTCCAATGTCTGAGCACTGCACACTTGGATGTGCTCGTACGGCCTGTAGCGCCAGTGGCCCGACTGCAGCACGCCGTGGTCGATCTTGTACTTCTCAAGTCGCTGGCTTGTCTGGTCGCACAAGATGATGCGGTCCAGAATCATCGCTGCTCTGTTGCCCTTCTTCTTGGTGGCTTCGAGTAGGGCGATTGCCATCTCAGTTTTTCCGCCACCAGTCGGGCTATAAAGCATCTGCGCTTTGTAGCCAGCAGCAAAGCCTCTCCTTAGTCCATCCAAAGTATCGTTCTGGTATTTGCGCAACTCAAGCATTTTTGTACCTCTTGTTGTTGACAATCTTGGATATGGTCTGATGCACCACACCGTATTGATTGGCAAGCTCTTTTTGCTTTGCGCCGTGCGAGTACATGAGCCTTATTTCTGAGGCTTGTTTTTCTGTGAGTTTTGAGCCGGGATGCGCCGACCCGACAACGTGAGGGTTGCGTGGTGGCTTGCTGTTGCGCCCCTTCTTTACCATGTCATCCACGTTGTCTTGGTTTGTTCCAAGGAAGAGATGGTTCGGATTGCAGCAAGACGGAACATCGCACTCATGGCAAACAAACATTCCGCTTGGGATTTCTCCATGGAAGTGCTTGTATGTGATGCGGTGCGCCCTGTCGTTTGGCATGCCTCTGCCGCCTGTGCCGACGATGCCGTACCCAAACTCATTGGCCGCGCCTGTAAAAATCCAGCACCCAGAAAATGGGATGCGTACAACCTTATCAAGAACCCTTTCGATTGCTGGCTTCATGATTCCCCCAAGTCCATCTCGTTCGCGATGTGAATGACATCGGAAAAATCATCTGGCATCGGCCCTTCGTCCATTGCTTGCACGCAATAGAGCGCCGCCCAGATGCGGTCTTGGATTGGGTCATCTGCTCGAATGGATGAGGCCATGCGCTCCAACTGAAGCATGGCAAATTGCCGGAGTCCATCATTACTCATAAAGTCCTTTCAGGTTGACGAAAGCATAGAGGCCAATGCTGACGCCATCCTTACAACTGCCAGCACACATGCCCGCTGGCTTGGGCAATGATCAAGCCTCGTATGTGATGGCCTGCAGCTCCATGATCTTGCGGCGCAGGTTGTTGATTTCATTCTCAGCATCGGCCTGAATCTTTTTGATCTTGGCCTCTTGCGTCTCGACCATGCTCAGCACCAAGTCCTTTTGGTTCATGGTTGAGGTAAGAGTGATCTCTGCTGTGCCGACTTTGAGCCAGCCAACTGACTGCATTTTTTTATCTTCGCTGGTGTATACAAGTTGAAGCGGGTCTTCCGTGTCACCCGGCTTTGCCCACTCTGGGCGTGACAACCATGCTGTTGCGGTTACGGTTTTCATGCTTGCTCCTTCTTGAGTTGACGTTGCATAGACAGCACTTGCTTTTTGAGCTGACTATTTTCTGATTGGTACTGATCCCGGCTTTGCTTGACTGCGGCCAGCTCGATCTTGGTGATGCGCAACTCCTCACGCAGCTCGTCAATCAGGGCTGTGGCAGCCTGCTTCTCTTCGGGTGTGCCTTCCATGGCCACGACCGCTACACGCGCCTTCAGCTCCTCGTTCTCGGCGAGCAGCATGTCGATGGCCTCTTGGTTCTGGTCGTCGTTAGTGTCAGTCGGCTGATCTTGTTTCTCTTTGAGTTCCGGCTCCTTTGGTGCACGGCCCGGTGCCTTCTTCTTTTCCATGACCTTGCCGGTTGAGGTCTTGTACTTCACCGTGTCGCCAGTGTCTTTGCCAGCGCCCTTGCGCAAGTCGGACACGAACGATGGGGACACATGGCAGTGCTTGGCAATCTCCGTGTTGCTCATGTCCCGCCACTCAAAGTCATCCAGCAGAGTCATCACAGCCTTGCGCTTGTCAGCGTAGGTGCGCCGCATGCCGTGGCTTGTATTGACCCCGGTTGAGTGGAATATGGCGTCAGTGATTGAGCCGGGACGCACATCGCACAAGATGCTGACCTTCTCCGCTCGCTTGTGAGCCAGCAGTCGGTGGTAGCCGTCTGTAAGGTAGTAGTTGATGCTGTCGAAAAAGATCAGCACAGGAGGGAACTCGGCACCAGCAGCAATTGCATCCGCGTACTCGGCGACAACATCTTCGCTGATCTCAACCCTTGACTGCAGGCGCTCGTCCATAACGATAGCGCCGATGTTCAAAACCTTATTCATTTGCCGTCCTTCATAGTCCATCCCAAAAGAAACCAACGCCAGTAGGTCTGGATGTTGATGTTGTCGTACTTCTGGCCATCCCATTCGGGTTTGCCTTTGCCCTTGGCCATAAGCATGGCCTCAAACTTTTCTCGTGCTGCTTCGTTCATCTTTGCTCCTATAAAAATCTGACTTTGGGTGACTTACTTCTGATCATGTCCGTCACCCGCTTGATGTGGCTCTCGTACACACTGCGCGACACCGCTGTTCTTTGAAGCTCGTGGTACTCGATGATGTCTTGAAAGCTTTGGAGGCCGGGGCCTGTGCTGCCCATCTTGCCGAGCCGCCCCCACCTGTCTTTGGCGTCGAGCAGGTGCATCTCGGCAATCTTTACGTGCAGCATGACCTCTGGGCCAATGTTCGCTGCAGCCATGCTCTCTGCGAGCTGAACCACGGCGTTGATGTTGTTCCAGTCCTGCTTGGTCGCAGCTCCAGTTCTGAAGGCATCCAAGCTGCCTCGCTCCCTCTTCCTCAGTATCTCCAAGCTCTCCTCATCGGTGATGCTGGCCCCCACGATGGCGTGGGTAACGGGGCACATCGTTGTGTCGTAAATCTTGCGCCTAGTTCTCTTCCTCACATACACTCCTTTGTAATTGTCTGCACAATTCTACACTAAACAATATTTGTTGCAACAGGTATGTTTACCCTATTGCTGTCTGGTACAAGTTGATGTAGACTGGCAAACCAATCTCCACAGTGGAGGTTGCTGAGGAGAAAAAATGAACGAAGACGAAGACAAGCCCACCCCTGCGGACAGGCAGTTGGTGTGGGTCGTGGTGGCCTTCATCACGTTGATGCTGGGCCTGTTGACACTGAGGAGTTGTTTATGAACCTTGCAAATAACTACGTCGCCGTGGGCGCTTCAACTGAAGAAGGTTGTGAGCCTTGCGTGGCGATAGTGACGGGCACTCTTGTGGTCATTCGACTGCCCGAGCACACCGCACGTAAGTTGGCTGATGACATCCTGCGTAATGCCAACTACCTGTGGCCGATGAATGAGGAGAACACATGACTGATTTAGAAATTTTGGTTAAGCAAACAAGCAACTCTGCTATTTTGAAAATGCAACAACGCTTGCACGCAGAAGTTGTTGAGCTTGGGAAGAAGGCGCTTCAGTGGAAAGAGGGATGCCATGCGTTAGAGCTGGCGCTTGAAACCGAGCGCGATGCCGCCAATCTTTACGCAAAGCAAGTTGCGCACTGGATTGAAAAGCATGATGAAGTAAAAGACTCGTTAGACTTCTACAAGCGCCGAGTCGAGGCGTTGCAGCAGTGGCAAAGCAAGATGCGCGACCCCGAGCGCATCATCGTCTGCGACATTCTTGCAAACGGTCGCCCACTTGAACCCGCTGGCGACCGATACGCTACCCCACCCGCACAGCCAGCACCCATTCCTGATGCCATCACTGACAGCAGCGAAAGCGTTGAATACAAGGCAGGGTGGAACGACTGCCGAGCAGAAATGTTGAGAGGAATGAAGCCATGAGAACACTGATTGAGATGGCCCATGAGGTTTACGGTGAGCATACGTTTTGGACTGAGGTTCAGTTATTGAGACTCAAAGCCTTTGCCGATCTTGTCCGTGCTGATGAGCGTGAGGCGTGTGCAAAACGCCGTGGCGTGTTGGCCTTCTGTCCGTACACAGGTAGGCCGCGCCATCCAAGCGACATAGCCAGTGACCCGCATGGAATCTTGATACTTGTCCCAGACCAACCACTACGAGGAATGAAGCCATGAGAAACGCAAACGACATGGCCGCTGACGAGGACCTGCGCCAGCGCATACGGCAGCTTGGCGACTACAGAATGGTCGATTTCTTGAGAGATGGAACCATCATTGGCATTGGTGAACTGATGTTCACCCGGGCCATCTACATCGACCTTGACCTGAATGGCTGGGGCAAGCGCTTCTGCTTTGAGGACAAGGAATTGGCTGTCGAGGAATACATGAAACTGAAAACTGGCGATGACGAGCCAAGCGGATGGGTCGCAAGGAGAGGACGATGAACAAAGACCAATTGAAGGAACACAACGCCGCTGTGGAGGAGATGTTTCAAAAGATCAAGCCGATCATTGAAAGCTACGACAGTGACGTTGCACTCCACACCCTGATGATTACCTTGGCCGCTTGTGGAAATCAGGTGGACCTTCCTGCCGAGCACTTCAAAGCACTGGTGGTGCAGGAGCTGGACCGCCTGATGCTTGTTGAGGCAAAAGTGAGGGGCCTTCCATCGTGACCTGTAAACACCGCTGGGAGCCGAGCAAATTCGGCATTAAGTATCGCAAACCGAACCACTACATCTATGAATGCTCACGATGCGGCAAAAGCATCTTCGCAACACTGAAGGAGAAGCAAACATGAGTGACTGGGAAGCAGAATTTGGCGGAGATGTCGCCATCATAGAAAGGATGTATGAGGACCGAGAAGCTCGGCGCAACTTCCGCACAGAAGTGTGGACAACAAAGGATGGGCGAAGGATGCCCATTACAGACATGGATGACAAGCACCTACTCAACGCGTACAAGCACAGCCAAAGCAGCTTGCTGTTCCGTGAAATGGTTTTGCGTTTGTTTGAAGAAAGAGTGAGGACATCATGAAGATCATTAAAGACGAAATAGCCACGCTCAAGCGCGGTCGCCGTGTAACTGTTGAGCTTGCACCCGGCGAGACTCTGTTCAACATCCGAGAGGGAAACTACTACCGTCTTGGTGGGCAGATGGATGACGTCGTGCATAGCCACGTACTCACCGAGACAAGGGGCGTGTACTGGTGCAGCATCACACAGAAGTGGGAGGAAGCATGAGCAAAGAAGACGCCATCAAATTGATCAAGCTGCTGTCCGCGCTGGAGTCGTGGTCGTTCAGCGCAAAGACAGACCTTCCTGACTATCTGCACGAAGACCTGTGCACCGCTTTAGAGAAGCTGGAGAAGATTGTGTTGAAGGATAAGCTGTGAGCCTGTTCGATTTCATCAAGGACCGCTGCATCATCGAAGGTGACTGCTGGAACTGGCAGGGGGCAATGCAGATATGCGGCTCTACGCCAACCATGAACGTGCGCAACCCGGTAACTGGCAAGCGCGGTGCCATGAGCGTGCGCCGTGCCACCCTGCTGGAGAAGCACAAGGCCAACCCACACTTCCTCAAGGGCAAGCTGGCCACATACTCATGCGGCAACGCCAAGTGCGTGAACCCAGAGCACACTCATGCCGTGAGTCGCAGGACCCTGCAAAAAAGCCTTGTGAAGGAGAGGGGGTATCTGCAATGCCCAGTGCGGGCGCAGAAGCTTGCCAAGATCATGAGGGCCAAGTCCCCACTGACGCCTGAGCTGGTGGCGCAGATCAGGGCCGACGAGTCTCCACAGAAAGAGATAGCCCGGCGCTTCGGTGTGAGCCAAGCGGCCATCAGCAAGATCAAGCGATGGGAGACTTGGAGAGACACGGCCAACCCCTTCGCGCAACTGGGAGCCATGAGATGAAGAAAGATGTCAGGGCATGGGCCGTCAGGCTCAGAGGCCGCAGCTTCTACCAAAACAATGATGGATTTCCCTATCTCTTTCCAACCAAAAGAAACGCATTATCCGCTGCATTGAGAGTCGGAATACTTGAAGGCACAACAGCTCAACCAATCCGCGTCAGAGTACGCATAGAGGAGATTTCATGATCGACGTATACCCAACCCGAATTGAAGCCTGTGGCGAGGACAAGAGCGTCCTGTTCATCCTCCAGATGGAAGACGCATTCTGCTGCACGCTTCACGTCAAGGAGCCGCTGATCCTGAGCAATGGCAACTTGGAGCAGGTGCTGACCGCCGTGCGCCGGGGTGTGCACATGCTTGGACTGGAGGACTGAGATGCGCAAGCACCCACCCTACACAGCGCACGAATGGTGGCTCCAAGAGCGCGAGAACCAGCTTGCCTTGGCCCAGCTACTGTTCGACAAGGTGGGCGACTGTCCGAGCATGTGGATGGGCCTGTTCGCATGGGCCACGCCGGACATATGGCACGACCCTCAGTAACCGAAACAAAAGGAAAATCATGAATATCTATCGAGCAAAATTTACCGCAGTTTGCCCCAACAACAAGAAGATAATTCTTTACGCGCTTGAGATCACTACAGACCAGAAAATTATGGTCGAGGAAATCATGGAGGCATGTCTGAAAATTGGTTGCGGCTACCATGAAGACATTGCTGAAAGCCTGTACGCAAGTTTTGGCAGCAAGCAGGTTTTGATCGCCACTCATCATGGTGTCCAAATTGAAACTCGCAGGGGCTTCGATTGATCCACTATCACGGAACACCTGTTGGCGGGTCTAGGCAAGACACCGCCAGATTTCTGATGGGAAGGCACGCACTTGTGCCATTCCCCCGTCAAGATGACATGGGCGCTGTTGCCGAGGTCTGTCAGTCATTTGTCTTTGACAACGGCGCATTCACCGTATGGAAGCAAGGCGGCAAGCTGGATGTCGATGGCTACATGACATGGTGCGAGGAGTGGCACAAGCACCCCGGATTTGATTGGGCTTTGATTCCCGATGTCATTGAGGGCAATGAGAGCGACAACGACGCCCTAATCTGCGACTGGCCAAAGTCGATCAGAGGTGTGCCCGTGTGGCACATGCACGAAAGCATAGACAGGCTGGTGCGCCTTGGCAACGAGTGGGGTTTTGTTGCGCTCGGATCGTCAGGCGTATGGGCGACACCGGGAACTGAGGCTTGGTGGCAAAGAATGACCCTTGCAATGAACGCCCTGTGCGACGACAAGGGAAGGCCTCCTTGCAGGCTACACGGGCTCCGTATGCTTGATCCAAGGGTATTCAGCAGACTACCTCTCTCAAGTGCCGACAGCACCAATGCCGCAGTGAACTCGGGGTCGCTATCAAGGTTTGGCTCATACCTTCCGCCAACATCGGCACAGCGAGCTGCCGTGATAGCTGAAAGGATAGAGGCCCACAACTCCTCTGGGATTTGGTGTCAGACGCCAGAGCAAGAAGACTTCTTTTGACCACAGCCCGCCCAGCGCGGGTTTTTTTACGACCGGATTTGCCAAAAGAAAAGGCCAGCAGCAAACGCAGCTTGGCCAATAAGAGGGTACTAGGTTAATTTCACCCAAAGACCCCCCCTACCCCACAACGGTGGAGTAAGGAAGGAGAAAGGTGCTTCACCCCTGCGATGCAGGATCATCATGTGAACGGTTGGCTACGTTCTACCCCCGGCTTGATGATTCGACCAGCCGCACGGATTGTTCGGGAACTGCCCCCTAGCCCATGTGATTGATGATGGTGTCCAGTGCTGATCTCTGAATAGATGCTTGTGCGAACTCCCCGCCGTTCTATGGGGGCCGTGGCCTGAATAGAGACATCCATCTCCGAACTGTCCCGCAAAGCAATCTCATTCACCATCATCAATCACACGGTTGCATACCGTGTCGCGGTTTCCTTCCGAGCGGCCCCACTTGCGGCCCACTGCTATCGTGCGGAGTACGGAAGTGTCGAGGCAATAAAAAAGCCGTTACTGCTGCACTGGGTCGAACCCTCCACGAGGGAGGCCAATGCATGAGTAACGGCTTTTCGCTGTTGTGTTCGACGACAACGGCTTCAGTATATCAAAGACGTTGGTGGACGTGCAAGAGGCCCACAAAAAGAAACCCCCACGTCTTAGGTGGGGGTAATTCCCTCAAGGAGTTCACAGGAAAACACAGCGCCAGTTTAGCCGAGCGAGCGCAGCAGAGCAACAGCCTCTTCCACGCCAATGATGATGAACAGGTTTGACAGGGGCCACTCGTCATGGAACTTCAGCTCCGCGTCAGTGAGCCGTCTGGCCGATGGCGGCTTGGCACCGTCCTTCACCTCGATCAAGAGCGTGTGCTGAAAGCCGCTCGGCCCCTTGTAGGCCACCAGCAGGTCGAACAGCCCCTCGTCGTTGATCTGCTTGACGTAGGCACCCTCGGCACGCATGGCCTTGATGATGTCTTGCTCGTTGTCGTCGCGCCGGGCAGCTCGTCTCATAGGGTTTGTCCTCATGAAAAAATATATTGCATCCATCGTAACAGATGTTGTGTTGTTGGCTTATACCTGATACATTAGAGTCTCACTCAACACACAGGAGAAACACATGACAGAGGAAGAACGCAAGCAATGCTTGGATGTGCTTTCTGATGCAGCCAAGATCGCCAACAAATATGGCCCGAAGATCATTGAAGATGCCGATGGCCTTGGCTCGGTCGCAGTTACCTCTGCGGCCATCTTGATGTCGTCCTACGCCATGTCCATGGGCATGACGCTGCATGACGCAATCAGCCTGCTCATGCTGGTGCACAAGCAGACAATCCTCATGGAGCGCGAGGGATGAAAGTCACCAAAGAAATTCTTAACGAGTATTTTGAGTACAAAGACGGAGATATTTTTTGGAAAAAGCTAAGCCCAAGAAATTACAGCACAAAAGTTGGAGATAGAGTTGGCTGCGCAACATCAACAGGCAGACTCTCGTTTAAATTTTTTGGAACAAACCTCCAAAACCATCGAGCAATATTTTTAATGCACCACGGGTACTTGCCCGAGGTTGTTGATCACGCAGATGGCAATTTTTTAAACAACAAAATTGAAAACCTACGACACGCCGACAAAGTGAAAAACGGTCAGAACTCAAAGATTCCAAAGTCGAACACAAGCGGGATCAAGGGTGTTGACTTTCACTCCAAAAAATGGAGGGCAAGGATCGCTGTTTCCGGAAAATCCATTTATGTTGGTTCGTTTAAAACCCTACAGGATGCCGAGTGCGCAATAGAGGCGGCAAGGAAAAAACACCATGAAAACTTTGCAAGGAGCAAGTGATGAAGCTAACAAACCTTACTGGAATTCCTGAAACTTTCGAGAATGTTCTGGCTCGCCCAACCTACAGCAAGGGCAAGTCAAATATGTCAATCACCGAGCTAATGAACAGCCCAAGGGTTGTACAGCTTAAAAGAAAACATTGGGATGATCTTACGGAAGATGTTGCTGATCTTGTGTGGTCCATATTCGGCACAGCTATCCATGGCGTCTTGGAGCACGGCAAGGGTGACAACCATGTCGTTGAAGAGCGCATTCACGTAGAGGTTGATGGCATGCACATCAGCGGCGCAATTGACCTGCAAGAAATAACCTCTAATGGCATCATTCTGTCCGACTACAAAACGACATCGGCATGGGCCGTGATGAATGAGAAGCAGGACTGGCACAACCAGCTCAATAGCTACGCATACCTTGTTGAGAGAGCCAAGCTCACGCCTGTTATCAAGTTACAAATCGTTGCTATCGTCCGCGACTGGAACCGCCGTGATGCCGCTACACGCGAGGGTTACCCTAAAGCGCCAATCGTAGTGATCGACATCCCACTGTGGTCGTATGAATACCGAGATGCCTATATCCGAGGCCGCATCTCTTTGCATAACGATGCGTTTTTTGACATCGAAGTTGGCAGTGATGTCGCAGAGTGCACACCAGAAGAGATGTGGGAGCGCCCCACCTTCTACGCCCTCAAGAAAGAGGGCAACGTCCGAGCCAAGAGCGTTCACGAAACGCCCGAGGCAGCAGATCAAGCCCTTGCATTGGCAACCGAAAAGGCCAAGAAGGGTGAGAAGTTCATCGTGGAAATCCGTCCCGGTGATCGAGTCCGTTGCAGCAACTTCTGCCAAGTG